GTCAAAGCCGAGGCTGTGCGTCATGTGGAAAACAGCCACGGTAATGACACTGGCGATCAACGCCCGCCTGAGCCAGAAGACTTTAATCAATTGATGGATGTGTTAAACAGCGCCGATAAATTAAGGGCTGGCGAAACGACTAGAGATGGTAACCGCACCGTCGTCGCCCAAAAACAAATAGGGGAAGAAATTTTTCGGAGTGTGTTTGAAGTGCGCTCTGGTAACAAGAACAGGGCTTTGTATCTACTGTCATTTTTAATCAAGAAATAACAGCAGGCAACTGGCGATGTATGTTTCCCCCAACCATTACGTCCAAGACGATGATGCCTATATGTTTAGCATAGCACAGGAAAATCATGCTTAAAATAGATTTTGACTATATTCAAGCCGAAGCGGCGCTGAATCGTCTGGTGAAGGCGACAAGCGATATTCGCCCGGCGTTTGTTGAAATTGGTGAGCGTTTGATTGAAGTCAGCAAGCAAAGCTTTGAGAGATCTTCGTCACCAGATGGCCAAGCGTGGGTACCTAATAGTCCTGCAACGATTATTGCTTATCTAGAAAAAATCAGTGGCAGCTTTAAAAAGGATGGCAAATTGTCCAAAAAAGGGATTGACCGTACTATCTCAAAAAAGCCATTAATTGGCGAAAGCCGCGACTTGTCACGTCAGTTTAGCTATAGTGCCGATGCAAGCTCATTGGTAGTACGCAACACTCAGATCTATGCTGCCATTCAGCAGTTTGGTGGTACTAAGTCTGCGTTCCCTCAATTGTGGGGCGATATTCCGGCGCGACCTTTTATGCCATTGAATGCGGATGGCTCACCATCACCGGTGGCAGAAAAAATTGTATTAGAGATTGTCGAGCGGCATATTGAAGATGCGCTACCCTAGAAAAGGAATACGGGCGATTTAAGCGTTTTAAAACCATCGCCCCCTAGCTTTCCACCTGTTACGCGTTTGCCTAGCGTTAAACAGGCGTTAAATTCGGCCAGACCGGCATTAACAAAGTAAATCTCATTCTCCAATTGCTTAAATTGGCCGATGACGGAATTCCGGCATCGACTATCAACGGCTTAACCCCGACTCAAAATCAACTGATGCACTGAAGCCCCTCCACTATTTGGCCGTGCTATTTGTCGGCACAGTAGCGGCATGCCAAAGAACACATCACCCACTCATGCCCAGCGCAAATCCAGTACAGCGGTCGCCGCTTTGTCACTGGCCATCGCTGATCGTACTGGTAAAACCATCCAGCTTCTGCCAGCCGGTGAATTTACGTCGGTAGATGGTCGGCCAGCCAATATGTCAGCCGCAGCCAACTGGGTGCTGGATGCCAATAACGCTCATGAGCTGATCACCGCTGCCGCAGCGCGCACTAATCCAGCGGTAATCGATTATGAGCATCAGACACTCTTGAAAGAAAAAAACGGTCAGCCTGCACCCGCAGCGGGCTGGTTTAAGCAACTCGAATACCGTGACGGGGTTGGCCTATTTGCGACAGATGTGGAATGGACACCGGCCGCTGCACAGGCAATCGCTGATGGTGAGTACCGCTACATCAGCCCGGTGATCCGGTTCGACCAGACATCGGGGCGGGTAACCGGGCTGATGATGGCGGCGCTGACCAATTATGCCGGTATCGACGGGATGCAAGCAGCCAGTTTAGCGGCCATGTCATCCCATTTTTTTAACGAAGACGACCAATCCAATCAGGAAACCACTATGAAGAACCTTTTAGCCCTCTTGTTTGCCAACTTGAAGTTAGACGCGAATGCCACTGAAGAACAGGCCATTAGCGCATTGAAACAAATGACCGACAAGACAAATGACGCTGCAACGGCGCTGACCAGCTTATCGGCACAAGTTGAATCTTTAAAAGCAGCGCAGCCAGATCCAACCAAGTTTGTCCCTATCGACGTGGTCAAAGAGCTGCAAACCAGCTTGTCGGCATTGAATGCAACAGTGATTAAGGGTGAGGTAGATAAAGTATTAGACACCGCACGTGGTGCCGGAAAAATCTTACCCGCGATGGAATCACACCTGCGTGAGATGGGCAACAAAGACCTTGCTGCATTAAATGCGTTTGTGGCGACTTTGCCAGCCATTGCTGCATTGACAGGTACCCAGACCAACGGTACAGCACCCGGCCAAACAGGCAGTGCGGCATTAACCAGCGAAGAATTGCAGGTCGCCAAATTATTAGGGCAGACCTCAGAAGAGTTTGCCAAAGGCAAGGCAAAACAGGCCGCGTAATACCGACCTACGTACCTGTAACCACCACGCACGACAGAACACACTTTATTAACGTATCAGGAGATCGACCATGGCGATTATCACCGCAGGCTTACTCACTGCCTTGTTTACAGGCTTCAATACCAATTTTCAGGGGGCGCTGGATACGGTGCCTAGCGAATTAAGTAAAATTGCTACCGTCATTAACAGTACCACCGCCAGCAATACGTATGGCTGGCTAGGTCAATTCCCAGCTTTCCGCGAATGGATCGGTGACCGCGTGATTAAAGACATGGCGGCGCACGGCTATTCGATCACCAATAAATCTTACGAATCGACCATTGGCGTCAAGCGTACCGATATCGAAGACGACAATCTGGGAATTTATACGCCGCTATTTGCTGAAATGGGGCGTGCCGCAGGGATTTACCCAGACGAACATATTTTTGCTTTACTCAAGCAAGGTATCTCGACGCTGTGCTTTGATGGTCAAAATTTCTTTGATACCGATCATCCGGTGTACCCCAACGTTGACGGCACCGGTACCGCCGTGCCCACCTCGAATTTATTGACTCCCGGCTCGGGTGCGGTTGCCGCCTGGTATTTGCTAGACACCAGCCGGGCGATCAAGCCGTTGATTTTTCAAAGCCGCAAAAAGCCAGTCATGACAGCAATGGTGGCTGACACCGATGAAAACGTGTTTATGCGCGACGAATACCGCTACGGCGTTGATGCCCGCAGCAATGTCGGTTTTGGATTCTGGCAAATGGCAGTGGCCAGCACCAAGCCTCTCAACAAAGCCAATTTTGAAGAGGCGTACGACTTGATGCGTTCATTCAAATCAGACGGTGGTCGCCCGCTGAACATTACGCCCAAGTTGTTGGTGGTACCTAGCGTACATCGTTCGGCGGCCAAGGAAGTCGTAAGCGTTGCCCGCCTGGCAAGCGGTGCGGATAACCCTAACTATAATCTGGTCGATGTGCTGGATACTGCCTGGCTGAATTAAACCAGTATTCAACGAGAGCGTTAAGCATTCACAGCCGTGGGCAGTTTTGCCCACGGTTCAGGAGATCTGAATGGCCAAAAATCAAAACACCCCTGTACGACCAAAGCTTCCAAAGATCGGAGGAGAACAGAAACCAGCAAACGCAGTAAAAACGCCTGAGCTTGAACAAACGGATAAACAGCCTGTTAATGCAGACTTAAACAGCAAAGCGAACACTGGGACTGTGGGTGGACGTGTTTTTAATCTGCGCGATATCACGCCCGGCAAAGTGACCACAGTGACTGTGCGCACTATTGGTGTGCCAAGTGGTCGGCGTTTTCGTGCAAGCATTGAATTTACTGCGACCCCGCTTGAGATCGATCTGAGTACGTTAAACGATCTACAGCGCAACGCAATTGAATCAGATCCGCATTTAAAAATTGATTAATCATGGGCTATTGCAGCGAACAAGATCTGATTAACGCATTCGGCGAGCTGGAAATCATCCAGCTCACTGACCGTGCCAATGCTGGTGTGATTGACGATATCGTGTTAAATCACGCGATCAGTAAGGCGGATGTTGAAATCAATATGTGGCTGGCAGGCAGTTACACACTACCACTATTCACCACGCCGCCGTTATTGACCCACATCGCTTGCGATCTCACTCGGTATTACTTGTCTATCGATATTAGTGACGATCACCCAACCGCCATGCGCTACCGTGATGCGCGTAAAAATTTGCAGTCGATTGCACGCGGTGACGCGTCATTGGGGCTGGATCAATCCGATGTGCCGACCACAAGGGTTGACTTGGTACAGATAAGCGCCGGGCGCAATGACTTTGCCGATAGGAGTAGCTGGTGAGCCAACTAGATTACCTGGTGCTGGAAGATTTGCTGGTGGAGCGCCTGAAAGACAAGCTGCCAGAGCTAAAAGAAGTGCTGACGGCGATGGATTTGTCGGGCGTACAAAAACAGCGACTATCGAACCCTGCTGCGCACGTCATTTACTTAGGCGATGACGTTGGCCAAGGTGCTGGCAGCCAAAGTGGTAGCGGTAGCGCGCAAGCAGTGACCCAGCAATGGATGGTGGTGCTGGTGGTGAAGTTTGCAGGCACCGTCTCCAGCGGAAAAGGTAACCGTGAAACTGCTGGCCCACTGATTGCCAAACTACTGCAAGCACTATCCGGCTGGCAGCCAGCAGCACCTTTAACGGCTCTGAAACGTATCAATGCGCCCAAAGTCGGTTACGAAAATGGCTTTGCTTACTACCCGTTTGCTTTTAAAACAACCCACGTGACGATAGGAAAAACATGACTCACTCAACACCCACAAAAAATGCCACCAGCCAGCGAGTGAATGTGAGGTTACAAAAAAATCATACGCATGCTGGTGCCAAATATGGAGCTGGCAGCTTGCTGACTGTTGATGTAGTAAGCGCCGACTGGCTAATTCAGCAAGGCATTGCCAAGCCAGAAAAAACCATTTCAACAGAAGCAGCAGCGGTAACAGCAAGCGACAAGAAAAAGCCTGCTTAAGCATTGATTGCAGCCCAGATCACAATTATCAACCTGATAGTTTATTCATACGATAGGAGTCAACATGACAACAAATTATTTTTATGGGCAGGGGAGACTCTATGCTGCCGCCCGCAATGCTGCTGGAGTACCTCTGGCACAACGCTGGTTAGGTGATGTATCTGATTTTAAATTTAGTTTAAAGACGAGCACCATCAAAAAGGGGTTTGCC